TGGAGGGTCGCCTGTGCTATCAAAAAAGAATATGACCCGCGCCCGAACATCAATAAACATACTCACCCAATGCTCGCCTGGCTTATTATGCGGATCTGTATTAAAAACCACGCCGATTTTATGTTTCCCATTCTTCACGTGTTTCATAATATTAAACTTACACAGTTCTTCCCAAACACATTCGCCATCTTCAAGCACCTCGTCATAATCCACCGGCGATGGACCAATAAATAGAAACGACGGATTCGCATGTTCATATTGTTTGAGAGAATTCGCAATATCGATACTTGACAACCACTCGTGAATATCCTTTTTCCATGATTTGGGAGCTTGCGGTGCGAAAGTATAATGAAGCATTTCTTTATCCATACCAGATGATGCGAAGCTTTGACGCAACCAACAGGCTTCTTGATGACAAACACGGTTCATATATTGTTTCAACGCGGTCCATATCGCGCGAGGTTCCGTGTCTTCGATTTTCTGGTCAGGGTGGCGTTTATTCCAAAGTGATTTTAACTTGTCGAGAGATTTCGCAGAATAACATGAATAATCCTTTGTTTCGTTGATATCGGGGTCGGTCTGGTCTCTCGGTGCGCAACTTATCGACTTGAATTTATCGCCGTCGGCGCCGCTGTTCTCGCCGCTACCTTCTTTGCCACCGCCGACTTTCATTTGCGTATGCGGATTCATGAAATATTGAAATACTATATACTATTATGTCATTAAAAAATTGAAGTTTTTATATTTTATTCATCGTGACGCAAGATATCGTATCGTCGTCTCGTCTATGCCCATTACTCGTTCTCAAAAGAAGCAGCAGCGTCAGCGCCAGCAGCAAGAAGATTCTGAATACAATACCGGTTCAAGTGAAGAACGTCAAACCGCCGCCGTCGGCGCCGCCACCGCCCGCCGCGTGAAAATAATTACGCCTTCCTTCGCTGAGGCAAGCACCAGAACGTATAAGGTATATTCGCCAAAAATAAAACCGAAATTCGGTATTAAAAAAACACCCGAGGAGTCGGCCGCCGAAGTGTTGGTATCGTTACAATACGCCGATGCCGCCGATGATGCCTACGCCAATGATGCCTACGCCGATGATGCCTACGCCGATGATGCCCACGGTGTGGTCGATACCGACGCTGTGAGTGCGACATGCATGAACCCGATGACACCTATCAGTATATATATGTATCGAATCGGAATTTACAACATAAGCCAGACGATTCATTACAAGACTGCGTATATTCTATACGACAAGAAGAGTCGTATGTATCACGTGTATTCCATCATTTCAAATCATATACACGCTCATGACGCCTCTTCCGCCTCCGCCTCCGGTTCAGCAGAGGCCCGAATCAAATTCACGCTGCCTTTGCCCAAGAATACGATCCAGTTGAAGTACAAGTCGTTCGTTGAAGATACGATTGCGAATTTCATCATGACGATGATGATGGTTGGATCAAACGACCACGATTATTACATTCAAGATGACATTATTGGTGTTGTTATCCAGCCCGACGAATTCCAAGAAAAAGCATTCGGCGAAGACTCATGTTACTACGACATCGAAGATATTGTCTATGACGAATCATCCAGTGAGACGACAAACGGGTTCAAAGCATTTATGCTAGTGCCGTCACGCCACTTCTGGTATTGGCCTGCGGCGGCAGCGGATTCTTACTACAATCACGCCAACTATCATGACAACAGATACACATCGCAAACGCTGAATTCAGTTCTTACGATATTGTCGTGCTCAGGTTAAGCGTTCGTCGTCGTCACGGTCGTCGTCACCTGTTTTTGGCTCAGAAGCCAATACACGTTTAGTAATTTCACTTTGATAATCACGCACTTTGGGTAATCGGGAGTTAATATCCACGTCTTCACGCGGCTTCAATACAATAAAATCATCGATTGTTTTTTTTCGCATACACATTTTATTCGCAAACGACATGATATGATTCATGGACGACGACGACGACGAGGGAAGTGGATGTGGCGACAGCGACGGTAGAGACGGTGTCGGCGAATGTAGAGGTGATTCTTCAACTGGTTCCGGTGTTCGCGTCCTCATTATTTTCTCTTGTAATTCATTCCGCGCGTCATCACTCACCATATCCGTAATATCATTCCACTTCAAATACTCAATACACGCTTTGATATATTCTTGATGCGCTTCATTTATCGTATCATTTTCACAACGTTCATGAAATAAACCTCTCGTCATATTCAATATTCGTTCTTTATAATACAACTTTTCTTTACGGAATATTTCTTGGACCGCGTCTGATGTATTCGCCAACGTCTTTTTACATCTGTCATACTTGGTTCGATTCGCCATCACCGAGAGAGTGAGTTCGTTTAATTCATTCCAATTATGTTCTGGAGTAGCAACTGAGGTACATGTGATGTCGTCGCCTGAGCCGGTTCCGGTTCCGGAAGTGTGTTGGTCGTCTTTTTGGACGTAGGTCTTGTGTTCCATCTTCGTGCCGAGTTGTAAATAATAATAGAACAATAGTTTGTCATATATTGTTATATTATATCATCGCGGGTTCTTTTTATGCCAGCTACGCGACTCGCTCGTTAGGTCGCTCGCTACCTTCGCATCGTTAAATGCTCACGCGCGTTCGACCCCGCAGTTGCTTTCGGAATATACGTCGGAAAATTCCCACTTGATGATGTTTGCGTTTGTTGCCCTGCTTCTTCACCACGCCTACTCCCCGAAAATCCTTCCGAAATACGGGATACCTGCTTCGTTTGTTCCTTTTCTTTCAGTTTCTTGTCAAACTGTTCTTTGGGAATATAATTTGTAGCAGGCTCAGTGATAGGCCCGCCTTCCCCCGTGCAAAATCCATCATACGTGCAGTCTAGTGTGCGTAGCTGAAAACGCGTCGAATTATCAAATGTTAGTTTGCCTAAATTATGAGGATTCGGGTTCATCGGCGCAAAATTCGTCGCACCATTCTCAAACAAATAAGGGTTAGGTTGTTCGACATCACGGGCGATAACTGTTACATGATACAGGTCACTATCAGAATTCGGCACATAGACCGCGCGGTCATTCCTTTGAAGCGCGAAAAATTGGTTACGAAGCGACGATTCCACATTCACGCGTTCAGCCCATCCACGCCATGGCGCACGTGCGTTTCCCGGATTGAACACCGTTTCGGTTGAAAACTGCTGATACGGTTGGATTTGGACGGTTGGTGTCGGTCGTGTTTCTAAAATCGGCATCATGGCATATTTTGATGATATCGGGCGAACATCAAATGCCGGTCGTAATCCTGTGGAAGGAATATTTCTTTCTGATATGCGCGAATTTATTTCACCAAGGCGGTCGTGATGATTTGTATATGCGCCATTTACAACTCCGTAAAATTCCATCGTTGTCTAGTATATACTAGACATAGTTTAATTTTATGAGGATATTTATGATTCTCTTTATTCCGAATGTCCTCGATGAATAACATATAAACACATTCACATTATATTATGTATCTGATTATCGTAGTTGAACCGTCATTTCGATGTGCGGAATTTTCTATTTTCAAACCGTGGCGAAAATGGCCATCTCTCAATTAAAAACGATGCAGGAGAATTTTATACTGTCGGCCCATCGCGGTCCAGATAAAACCGTTTTTATGAAAGACGATACTCGCGTATGGGGGTTTCATCGCCTTTCCATCAACGGCATGGATGCTGCGGCCGACCAACCCTTTCATCTTAAAAATTGTCGTTTGATTTGTAACGGTGAGATTTATAACTTTCGCGCACTAATCAACGAATTTGGTCTTGCCGACGAATACAAGAGTGGTTCGGATTGCGAGATTATCATTCATTTGTATCGCAAAATCGGGTTTCATGAGACGGTTCGTCGGTTGGATGGCGTCTTCGGATTCGTTCTTCATGATTATGAGAATGGCCTTACCTATGTTGCGAGAGATCCAGTGGGGGTGCGTTCGCTCTTTATCGGCGTTGTCCGTCACGATGGAATGTTCGGTGGCGAATATTCGGATTTAATGTGTTTGTCGATGAATTCCGACCATTATGGGTTATGCGTATCAAGTGAATTGAAATCAATACATGCGTTGTGTGATACGGTTGTTCAATTTCCTCCGGCGACATATATGGAATACTCCGGTGATGATGAAGGTGCCGCGGTGTTTCGTACGTATTATGACTATGCTTATCTTTCGTATCATTCGCATCAAGGCATCAGCGACGTAAGCACCGTATTGAAACGAACGAACGATTGTTCTTTATTGGAGTGTCAATTGAAAGAGATCCGTGTGAATTATTCATATCCGGTGGAGGAACCGAGCGGCGAGGGCGGCGGCGAGGGCGAGGTTCTCGCAAAAATACGTGACTTATTCACCAAAGCCGTAGTAAAACGATTGATGAGCGAGAGACCGGTGGGTTGTTTGCTATCTGGCGGACTTGATAGTTCGCTTGTTACTGCGATTGTTGCGAGAGAATTGAAACAAACATCACCAGATACAGTATTGAATACATATAGTATTGGTCTGGAAGGGTCGGTGGATTTGATTTGGGCGCGACGTGTTGCGGAGTATTTGGGCACATGTCATCATGAAGTCGCGTTGAAAGAACAGGATTTTCTGAATGCGATATATGACACGATATACCAAACCGAAAGCTACTGTACGACCACAATCCGTGCGTCAGTTGGAAATTATCTCATCAGCAAATATATCCAACAACAAAGCGATGATGTCGTAATTTATTGTGGAGATATGTCGGATGAGATTTTCGGTTCATATCGCGGGTTTTTGAAAGCACCGAGTGACGCTGATTTTCATCGAGAGAATGAACGCATGATTCGGGATGTGCGGTTTTTTGACCTACTGCGGTCGGATAAAAGCATAAGTGGTGCGGGGTTGGAGGCACGCGTGCCGTTTGCGGATAAGGAGTTTTTGTCGTATGTGATGCGTATTCCGCCGCGGTTCAAGAGGTTTGATGATGAGAGAATCGAAAAGTATTTGCTGCGAAAGGCGTTTGAAGGGGTCGCGGGCGATGCGGGTGCGGGCGAGTCACGTCCTTTATTACCCGACGATGTATTGTGGCGTCGTAAGGAAGCATTTAGCGACGGTGTGAGTTCAGCCGATGGACGCACATGGGTTCAAATGCTTAAAGAATATTCGGAACGTGTCATTACAGATACCGAATATAACAATACAAATAATCACCTTTATTTATTACATAATCCGCCTTATGATAAAGAAAGCTTTTATTATCGACGCGTCTTTGAGACGTTATATGATGGGCGTGGTGAAACAATTCCGTATTATTGGCGGCATCCATTTTGCGACGGTGTGCTTGACCCTAGTGCGCGGTTGCTTTCATTTTATGTCTCATCCTAATATAACTATAACAACATGAACACCATCAAAACGGCAGCGGAAGACCTTGGTGTCGCCGTGATTACGAAACTTCGCGATATCCTCGCGCCCATATTCAATAAATATACCGCGTATTACAAATATATCGAATTATTCCTCTACGGGGCTTACGCTGTTGTTTTACTTGGAATATACAATACTGTTCCGCAGTATATTCCTACCTTGCGTAACCTCGTATTATATTCTGCTGTCGTGATTTTATTACTGCGTTTCAATAGTCTTTCTTGGACAAACCCGAAATTCGCAATACTTGGTGGAAGCACATTTAGCGACTTTGACCGCAGGCTCATCATTTCCACATGCGTATTCATTTTAGTGACTCATATCGTTTCGGAAGCCCTCGTTGAATATACAAAACGCCAACTTCAAAATAAAATAATCGTGCCCGTTGGTATCGTTGGAAACAAGGTTCTTCAGCCTTTGTATCACAACGCGAATATGTAGGACGGTCACGATGGCAGCGACGTATTGATTGACAAAAAATTGAAATGTTTTGTCAATTTACAGGAGAGAACGAACACTTTACACCAGCGAACAAACGACGCGATGGAAAGACAAGATATTGTTGTGAGAGACGATGAATCTCACGCTCCGATCGGCGGTAGCGGCGGCGGTATCATCGCACAAGCAAGTAATGCCATACAAAAGGAATTAGATACACTCATGGACATGCTCGAAGAAGTGAAAGAACATATACCAGAAGGTGAGTATTTACGCGGAATGAATGCGCTAGGATCGCTTCACAAACACAAGCGAACTACACTTGCGACGATGCGTCCTGGTACGATTCTACGCTGTTGGAAGACTCTGGCCGAAATTATGGACGACGACGAAGACCTTTATGACGAAATCATGGAGGTCGCCGATGAAATCGTCATAGAACTTTGCGGCGAAGATTCGTCAATTTACACCGACTCGACCCATAATTTGGTTCATCGCGGACAAGAAAAAGAGGCATTCGACATGCTCATCAACTACAAACCCGAAGAAGGTAATGCGGGTTATGAAACAAGCCCGATGGTTCTTCATCATGCGCTTCAGGTGATTATGGCGCGAATATTTGATGACACACATCACGAGTTGGAGATTGTTCGACCGGTGAGCTGTCAATGTGGTTGGCGTGGTGCTCAGGGAAACTGGGACAGACATATCACGAATGCGCGTCATCAACGTTGGGTGAATGCTGAAACCGAACGCAAGTCACAGAAGAGGTTGGCGGAAGCGCGAGAGATTATTATCGCCCGTCGAGAGCCAGGAATTGTCTATCTAAACGAATTACACAGCACTCCTGAATCCAAAATCGCGACGGTGGAAGCAATACACGCTGCTGAGATGGCCGGCGACCGCGTCATATTTATGTGCGCCGATGGAACGATGAGTTGGTTCGGATGAAATCAACGGTTACGAACCGTCTTATTACGCATATTCCTTACAGCACTTGCCTTATCGACATAAAATACATTACTGGGATGGTCATGGTGGTGATGACCGGAATGTCCCCTTTTTTTTGCTGTCTTTGACGACGATGACGAGACGCGTCGTAATTTCGCCCCAGGTGATTGAATCGGCGGAGGACCATCGCGGAAAAACTGCTGAAGATGGTATAATATATATTTACTGATGATTTCATCGATTTCACGCGGATTCATCTTTCTTTGAACTGCTTTGGCATCATAACTCAACGCATTCGCATACTTTGAGAACATATCATGAATTTCAATCGAGAGAATTTTACGCTTGACCGTCGCCGCCATCGACGGCATCATCGACGATGAAGGAGGATCAAAACGACTGAATACCTCTTTAAACAAAGCACTATTCAAAAATCGAAGAACGAACGTATCCAACGAAATATTCGTATAATAGGGCTGTAGTTTAATGTAATATACACGCTCATCCGTCATTTTCGAATGATATAAATCATCCAAGAAACAAACCTCGATATCGGCCGGCAAACGAGAACAATAGATCAGGTCATTCATCGTTTTATCATTCGTCGTTCTTTGCGGATATCCATCATTCGATGGCGATTGCTCTGGTTTATAACCACCAATCAACCGGTCGAACAACGGCGGAACGATAAGTAGACCTTTCGATGACTGCGACGCAACCGTGATTTCTTTCAATTTATACTCAAAATATCGTCGAATATGCGTAACCCATTTATCTGGACCCATATTATTCGTATATATAATGACTTTACGACAGAGACCCGCTGTTTTCTTTTTACGTATATAATCCAAAATACGCACCATATTCGGTCGTATTATTTCCGGGTATAAATCAACTAAATCGTTGAAATGTTGGTAGGTTACATCCGGGATTTTGAAATAATCTTCTAATACGTGAAGAAAAATCGAAAATTGAGCAAAATTGCCGAGTGTTTCATCGACGTCAAACACGACGACCTTATGTTTTTTATTGGTAGATTGCGTCGATGTCGTCGATGTCGTCGATGTCGTCGATGTCGTCGATGATGATACCGACATCGGTTGTTTATGTTTTTCAAATACTTTTAGTATAGTTATTATATTATACTATAATAAATATGCTGAAATATACAGATACTGATATTGATGAAGATATGAAATTAACACGCAGCGACTATCTAAAAATTCTTCATCATTATCAACCCCAAACGCGTAAAGGTTCGTTGTCTGCTAAGACGCGGATGACGATGGCGTCTCTAAAAGAACGCGCTCATCGAATCCTCGCTGAAAAATTGTGTCGCTGTGTGAAATCATCTGCTGCCTCGTCGTCGTCGTCCGCGTCAGACGAAGGGCGTCGTATCGCTTACTGTACTCGTTCCATATTTACCAATCGTGGTCTTCGACCACATGGGTTTCGTTGTAAATCCGCGAAGCTTACCAGACGTGGTTCGACGTTACGACCAAGAATGACGAGAGATCTCACGAAAACGTGTCGGCGGATTCGTTTATAAGACGCACACACACACACGCACGCGTGGTTCAATCCTCTGATTCGACATACTCTACCGCGCGTAAAATGAGGAGTTCTTCTTGACTTAATCGTTGGAATACCGCATTTAGCTCAAACTTGATATTAAATACGAATTTCTTTACATTACGTATTGTTACAATATGAAGAGATTCTTCTTCGTTGTATTTCACACGGAAAAGACAGCCGCCTAATGTTACATATGGCCGCGTTTCGAGAGAACGGAGTGGTATCCATCGTATCAGTTGATTGTGTTTCAGTTCATCGGGGTGTTCAATCACGCGATACATATGTAATTTACGCTCGAATTCGGCATACTTTTCGGGGGTTAAATTCATCGTCGAGAGAACTTCTTGTCGGCGTGCGGCTATTTTTGACAACGTCATATTCGCAATCGTCATATTTTCGGTTTTCGTCATTGCCGATAATATCGCATTCACGTCAAGCTGAAATGTTGGCTCGTCAAGAACCGATTGGAGTAAATCATCGTCTGAATCCACCGCGTAATCAGAGTCCTTTATACTGGGATGCTGATATCGTTTCGGTGTATCGGCCGCTGCTTCTGCGGAATCGATGGATGAACTAGTTGCGTCAGTGGTGTCATCGGCGGTGTCATCGGCGGTGTCAGTCTCAGCGGATTCATCGTCGTCGTCGTCGTAGGATGCGTCGTCGGTATTATGTAATAATGACCTAATATTTAATGGTTCATCGTATTCATAATCATCGCATAATGCGGATTTCTCAATCGCCGATGTTACAATCCGATGTAATGCGTTATTCGCTGACTCTGAACGTGAGCGTGACTGCGCACGAGACCGCGACCGCGACCGCGACCGTGAGCGCGACCTTCCACCTCCCGATGGACGCATGTATTCAAGATTCACAACTACCGTTTTTTTCATTTACGACGTTTCTTTTAGTATCATGTATAAATATATATTTATTATACATAATACGAATATGCCTCAAACGATTCCACCGCCACAAACACCGAAATATCCGCCGATGATAGGAGCGCATATTGCGCGTAATACACAACCACCAACTCAATATCTGGGTAAAGGACGTGGCTACTCAACATATTATCCGATACAGTTTTGATATCAATAATCGGTCTTATCAATAATCACCGATTTCGCGATTTGTTTTGCCACCTTTGCGACATTTTCATCATCTCCATCCGTGGCGTGTTTGGCAAGTGTCATATAAATTTGATTCGCTTGGGTTTCGCTATTCTCACATTGTGGGTGTGATTTTGCCCATTCATTCACCAAGACCACATTTTTATGCTCCACAGTATGAATCGCATTTAACAGCTTCTTACTGTGTATTCCTTCCCGTTCCCATTTATTATCATCTTTGATGTATAATACTTCTCTTTTGCCATCACTACAATGAATCGGACGTTTTGTCACTTCTGTTTTTTCAAGGTTGTCGATAAATATCTTCGATATTCCCTTCACGAATCCACGCTTTCCCACATCTTCCATGTCGTTGGTATCCAATTCTATCGTTTTCACAAAATCAGTCATATTCATCGCGTCTTTACACTCCTCATTCAAGAACATATTGATATTGAATGTCTTATTATTTGAATTATTTGTCATATTACCATTTACAGTTAGATTATTATTCGTAGTCATCGTATTACTCACGTTTGATATATGTGGTCGCGTATGTTCTGATGAACAAACTGCCAGCGGCGCCGCAAATGATTGTGGTAATGTCGTTGATTGTGCTGTATTATTGCCGACAGAAGGTGCAACAATCAGGTTTTGTCCAATCGTTGTTAATACCGCGGTACATAATTGTATCATTTGCGATTGTTGAATTTGGTTCGTTTTGCTTAGTTCGGCGTTCGATTGACATAAATCCGCGATTTTTGACGAGAATAGATTATACACCGACTTGTCTATATTATTTTCACTCGAACATTGCTTTGAATGTCGCCATAAACTTCGTTGAGCCATATATTTTCGATCACAGTTGGGACAACGATAGCCATTTTTATGGGGGGTCTGGGACAGATTTTCAAAAATGGACATTTTTTTGGACATCACATGTAGCGGTGATTTATGCTTTTCAGTCTTAATATGTTTGAGATAATTAAATTTTCGTGACGTAGTATAGTCACACTTTTCGCAGCGGTATCGTTGCTCCTTTTCCATGGTGATGTTTTTCACCTGTCGATAATTGTGACGATAAAAATACGAATGGTCGAAAACGGTCTGATGTATTAAAGGGGGGTATTGCTTTAAATCACCTAAAGTAGTAATGTCCGTTTTTTTATATATAAATGTCCATATTTTAAAACGGGGGGTCGGACGCATGCCGGCCGAAAAAAAAATTACAGTCACAATTTTTGTTGGAGGTCGAAAAAGTTGTGACGATAAAGTTGAAAATCGCGATTTTTTGTGTTTTAAAATCTCCGGCGTAAATGGCGTTTTGGACATTTTTTTGGACATTTTGGAAAGTAGCAAAATTTACTACTTTTTCGGGGGTGGCGTCGGCGCCTTACTGATAATACATATTTATAGTATTTTCATAACAAAGCAGAGCATATTATCGTCACAATATAAATATATCCAAATTAATAATGCTGCGCAGCATATTCGCATTTATTTTCTGATTTTGAACCGAATATTTTTGCCGAATTTGTCTGTTGATGTAAATATTTCGAGGTT